ACACCTTCTTGTCTTTGCCATTCGCCCTGTACCTTTTTGTACCAAGTAAACCAAATTTCGCTTATCTTTATTTTACTAGCTAGGTTCTTTTCTTCTTCGCCTGTTTCTTCATCCCATTGTAGTTCGTCAAACAAGTCTTTCTTTTTATCGGGAAAGCGCATTAGTATTTCTTTTATGGAAAGTTCATAGTGATGTGCTACCCAGTCCATTTGGTCTTCGCAAGCCCTAGATGCTGTGTGGTCTAAATCAATGTTATCCGGGTGAATTGCTTCAAAATAATAGTCCCCATCCCTTCCTTTTTCAGGATCCCAAACACACTTAATACAACCGATAAAATAGATGGGTCGATGTGAATAAGCCATTCCTAACACACGTCTGTTTTCCCGTTTTCGCATTCTACTGTTTATTATTTCTGTTAGGTTATCGGCTATTTCCCTACTTTCATCGCTATCATTTCCGGGTTTAACCAAAAGGTCTGGTACCCTTGAAATAGCGACAGCTTTTAATGTTCCTTCAGCTTCAAATATGACATTATCCATGTACCTTGCTTCATATCCTTTTAGTTTCTTATCTTTTTCTAAATGTTCTATTTCCCTACCCAAATAATATTCTTCGTTGCTATCCCGTCTATCATATAAACTTATCTTTTTGAAGTGATCCCTACTATCTTGGATCTTTTTGTCCATTACATTAACAAATTCGTTGTCATCAAGGTCTATTTTAAGTGGATCTGCTTCAGTTATTATCACGCCTATTTCAGCGTCTGGATCTTTTGTTTGAATTGTATCTTGCCCGAACACTTCTGCCATATATAAATTATATCACGGGCTAAACTTGTTCCACCGCATCTGCAAAAATTATCTTTCTACCGCATTTAGGGTTTTTACATTGAATCATAATAGGATAATGAAAAGGTGGGCAACCCGGTACTTCTGCAACCATATCACCTTTATATTGTGCTATTGGGTTTTTACAGTCAGGACAATGATATATCCGCCATTCGTCATCATCTGACCTTACAACCCATACGGTATAGACACGTTTCTTTGGGATGTATTTACCTGTTTTTGGGTTAATTTGCTTGTTATGAATTGGGTCTTTCATCGCTTAAATTATATCACGAAGCCCGCCAATCCTTCTTCTGTTCTTCTTTTGCGGTTTCAAATGATGCTAGGTCTAATTTATTACTGTAAGCTGGTAGAGCTTTCTTTTTATCTTTAGGTGCAATTCCGCCCAAATCTAATCTTGTGAACTTAACTTCTGCCAACCCGTAGGTTAAAGCGTCATAGGGATGGTCTTCTGTATCTGTGTCTACATCTTCTACTTTGTGTTCATCATATACTAAAAGGGGTAATGTTCTTATTAGGTTAGGGCAACCTTCTGTTATCAAAACGTAAGGCAATCCATCAGGTGCTATTGATAGCCAATTGTGAAGTGTTGCAACACGTTGCAGTCTGTTTTTAGTCCCGGCGTTAAGTGTTAACCAATGACTTCCATATAAGTCTTGCCACTTTCTTTGCATAAGCTGTGCAATAGCCATAGACCCATCTGTTTGTGTATTTAACATAGCGCTATCACACACACCTTTATTAAATTTAGGTACAGGTCTTCCCTTGTATATATCTTCAGCCCATTCATCCGGGGTCTTGTATTTTCCGTACCATTCTTTATAAACAATAACCCTATTAAATGTTTGTCCGCCTACCTTATCTTTTACAAGTGCGGCAGCATAAGCAGCGAAAGCCCCTTCATCAGACTGTTTACCGGAATATCCCCAATCTATCCACAAAAAATGTGGATATTTTGAACTTGGTCTTACATTTCTAATAACATGAAGTTCCCGCCTAAATTCACTAAATACTTGTCCTGCAAATATATCCCAGTCCCCTTCTAAATATGCCCGTTTTAAATCGTCAGGCAATGCTTCTAATCTTTTTAAATATTGCGGGTCGGCTTCTAAAAGCATCCTATTATCCCATACCTTAGCTTGAACAAAGTCATAATCTTTCGGGGTTTCGTTGGACTTAAACTGTCTATCAATAAATATACGTTTAACCCAGCCGTGTCCTATTCCGCCGGGATTACCTGTTAATAACATAGTGGGTTTGCCACCTTCTTTAACAAACTTTTTGTTAGCTGTTCTATTGGAACTTCTAAGTATTTGAAACACTAGTTCTTCATGTTGGGTTATTTCGTCTATACTAATATCTTCATATTCTCTGCCCTGATAAGTGTAAACATCATTTGTACTTCCTAAATGCGAAAATTCGGTAATAGAACCATTGGGATAATAAATAGCTTTTTCCCCGGACTTAAACCATTCTTTAGTAATAGGGTATTCGCCAAACATCATTCTTATATGGTTGGATAATAGTTCAGGATAGGTCTTTCTTACGATAAGACCCTTTGTGTTAGGGTATTTTAAACGTCTGTATATTTCCCTTGCACGTACAAGATAGCTTTTGCCACCCCCCTTTGCTCCGCCATAAAATAGGCAAGGGGTATCAAGCGATAGTTGAAACGCTTTCTTCTGCTTGTCTTGCAGGGTTATTTCTAATTTTTTCATTTTTTATTGGCAAACTATCACCTACCCTGCCAGGTCTTTCTTCTTCTGATAACAAGTGTCCTAAATGTACTTCCAAGGCATTAATTTGTCTTATTACATTTCGTACCATCTGTTGTCTTGTTAGAAAAGCACCGGTCTTTTCACCTTTTCTTCTTGTTACTTCATTTACTATATTTTCAGATAGCATAGTTAAACCTTTCAAAGTCAACTTTATAACATTCGGCTAGTATCTTTTTGCTTAACCTATTTAATTCATCCTTTTTGCCCAATGTTTGATGTAGGTGCGGTAATTTTGTATCTTTATCTATACCAACCTTTTCTTTTATATCTTCCCACGCTTCGTCTAGTTGTTCAAATTTATATACTTTATCCACTAATAATTCGTCCCCATCATATACATATAAATACTGTGGTTTAAAAACTATTCTTAATGGTCTGGGAATTATCATCTGTCTTACAAATTCATTTATATCTATAATACTATCCCCGTAGTCAACACCGTGATAGTCAGCCCTTATATGGTCGCAATGATGCCATGCCGATACAAACCTAGTGAACGGATGTCTTACTATTGTAAACTTGAAAGCATCTTCCCACTTCTTTTTATATCTATGTCGCCATTCTACTGCAGTACGGTGTCCCATCTTTTGACGTAGGATCATATTTATAGACTGTGTTCCTGTGCGGGGTATTTTTACAAATGCGCAGTTTTCATAACCGGCGGTACTTATTTCATCCCGGTGTTTCTTCCAGTCTTTTCTTATTAGTTCTTCTGGTGTCATATACTTTTAATAACAACTTCTATACTTTCACCATCACTGCGCATACCAACTGATGTGTCTTTTCTAAACTGCCTTTGTTCTAACCACCACTTTGCTGTCTGTAAGTCACGGTCATTTATTATTTTATCTACTACTACATTTTTAGCTACTATATCAGCGTAATGCTGTGCAGCGGTCATTTTTAAGACAAAATCATCATCATCAGCCATATATCTATCGTAACTTCTTGTTGATATTCCAGCATAACTACACGCTTCTTCTTTACTTCCGCCTACTTTGAAAACACTTTCTAATTTTGTCACGGTTTCCGGGACTAGTTTTGTTGGTCTTCCTACATCAGCCATTTATAAACCTTTCATACCTTTCCCTTATAACATCACAATACTTAGGGTCTAGTTCCATCATATAACAAGTTCTATCTAGTTGTTCACAAGCTATTAGGGTTGAACCACTACCGCCGAATAGGTCTAATACTATTTCTCCGTCTTCTGTGTAGTCTTTCAATATTTCAAAAGGTAATTGTACTGGTTTTTGTGTAGGGTGAACTCTGCCCTCTTTCTCCTTGCCTATCAAACCGTTGTAAACAATTTCATATTTCTTAACCGATTTTCTATCTATGTTTGTCCAAGCTAACTCACAGTCACCAAAGGTTGGCATTGTTTGTTTCTTATCCCAAACTATCCAGTGACCACTAACAGGTAAAATATCAGTATAAAAGTTTCCCCCGAATATAATTGCCTTATCTGTAAAAGAAAGCATGTTATCAAACGCTTCTTTTCCTACCCTTTCACTATCCCAATTGTCATTTTCAAACCTTCTTCTTGCAATAGGTTTGCCAAAGCCCCCAAAGCCCCCAAAGCCCCCAAAGCCCTTATCCCTTTTTACGCCATAAGGAGGGTCAGTAAACACCATGTCTGCTTTCTGTCCATTCATTAGCTTTTCTACATCCTCTATCTTTGTACTATCACCACACATTAGTCTGTGTCTGCCTAGTTGATATATTTCACCGTATTTACTTTTAGGTTCTTCGGGTAGTTCGGGTACTTCGTCTTCTACTACTTCTTCTATATCCTTTAACACGCTGTCTAGTGTTTGTGGCGGACTTAAATCAACAGCATAATCAGCCCATTCAAATTCAGGGTAAGCACTAGAAAGGTTAGCCAAAAGGTCATCATCATAATATCCAGCCCTATCGTTATCTGATAAGGCGTATTTTAGTTTTTCATCTTCGTTTTTAGGTTCAACTACACTTACCCACGCTTCTTCTATTCCCAATTCTTTGTAAGCCCGCAAACGCATATTCCCGCCTATTACTTCACCATCTGGTGTTATTATTAAAGGTTTGTATTGTCCTAATTCTTGTATCTGCTTTTTAAGGCGTTCAAAGTCTGCTTCTTTTATTGATCGTGGGTTTTTATCCCATAATCTAAGTTCATTTGTTTTTCGGTAGTTTCTTGCCACTTTTTATATCTTTTATTTCCTTTTCAATTTCTTCTAATATAACCGTTGCTGTTAGGTTTAATCCTTCAGCCCTTGTTATTTCGTTTGTATAGGACATATCATTTTCTTTTTTACTATCACCACGTAGTCTTTTCCATGTTCTAAGAA